GGGCGCAGAAAGATTTTTTTCTTGAACCACCTTCTGGCTGTGGTGCCTTAAGATTCATGCCTTCTTTTTTAGCAGAGGCACGACCTTTGGCATTTAAGCCACCAGTAGGACTCTTGCCTTCTTTACGCTGCCACGCAGGAGTTTTAGCCATAATTAATANCCTATGTACTCGCCCTGATTTTTAATCAATTTGCCCGTAATAATTACACCCGCAGCAATTGCGGTAGTTGTACTGGTAGATAATTGCCACTGAATATCTGTTTTAGCAGGATAAATAAATGGCTCAGAAGTTCTATTAGCGGTATAAATTGAAACAAATGGCTGTTGTAACACAGTTCTAGTTACGCCAGTATTGTTATCGGTTGCTTGCACTCTATAAGTAACAATGTTGGCGCTGGTGTAACTATTAGAAGTATTAACTTCAGCTAAAGATAAATAAAAACTATATCCATTTGGCACTGTGTAAACGGTGCTTTGTGACTTTCCAATTCCAGCATTGATTTGACCAAGAATATTGCTTCCTTGTTTTGCTGTAATTGTTCCTACGTTTGATGTTTGGCTTGCTGCAACGCCAGTCATTATCATAGAATTAATGCGTAAATAACTGCCAATAGTTGTTGCTACGGTAGTTCCTGTCAATACCACATTTTCTGAAATAGGATTAAAGTTTGCATCTAATCCATTGATGGTGACGGCTGCTGGAGAAACATCAGTTGCTGATGAGCTTGCAATTGATAAAGCAGTAGCTGAAGTAGCAAATGTATAGGCGGTAGCATTTTCCCAGATAGGAACAGCTACGTTAGAAACGGCTGCCTGATAACCAAAAATACTAACAGCAGTATGACCCGTGATTTGACCACGAGATACCTGCAAATCAAAAGGCTCAGTACGAGCTTGACGAGTAATCGAATTTAATACGTTATTTGTTTGGACTACGGAACCAGTCATAATTAATCTCCTAAGTTATTAATAGGGGAGTTTCCTCCCCCTTGGATTAATTAGTCAAAGTTACCGTATGGGTAAGTTGTCAATGTACCAATGTTGTTATCAGGCTGTGAATATTGCAATGTAATATTTACTTGACCAGCAAGACTTGTTGCAGATGTCAAAGTAGTACCAACCAACGCAATTGTTACAACTANTTGTGACAAGTTAGGCTGTGTACCGCCTTGATAGATGTCTGTAGAGGTAGAGGATTGGTTTGTAATCTGTGTGCCTGTAAATGTAGACAAGGCTTGACGACCAACAGCAGTAATAGCGCCTGTAGAAAAATAAGTTGGAGTTGCACTAGCTACTGTGTAGTTGTTAGAAACATACACATATGCAGCAGTTAATGTGGCTGTACCGCCAGTAACTGAGAATGCAGTTGCACAATCAACAAATACGTTGTCAAGGTCTGAACCAGTTGGCAGATAGAAAACTGCGCCACGATAGATAATAGTTGCGCTGTCTGCTGGAATAGTTTGAACGGTTGGAGCAGATGTTGCAGATGGTACATATACAGTAGCAGCGGTGTTAGGAACACCGTTAGAAGCAACAAACACACCAGAACCACCACCGTAGGTAGAAGTACCTGCTACGGAGTTAGAAATATCAATATCAACGTTTTGAACTAACTGTTGGTAACCAACGTTACGCAATGGACCAAAACGATTTGTACCAGCTAATACTGGACCTTCAAATGTACTACGTCCCATAATGGACTCCTTATGCAAAAGAACCTATTCCAATCGTTGCATCGTCTGCTGGGGCAGTGGCGGAATAGTAAATTACCCAGATGTTGTATTTATACACTATCCTAACAGGAATATCAAGTTTTCGAGTAGAATTTATTCATGAAAAAAAAGAACGTTACCAAGGTAAAGCCGGAGAGTTTTGCCAAGCTTCAAAAGGCAATAACACTGTTTCAGTCACAAAACTTTAGAGAATGCGCCGTTTTATGTGACCAGCTTATTCATGAGGAGCCTAAAAACTGCGACGCCTACCATTTAATGGGTGTTATGCTGGCTCAAAAAAAGCACAATGTACCCGCCCTAGAATACTTTACAAAGACTTTAGAGCTGCTTCCAACCCATGTGGTTGCCCTCAATAACCGAGGAAATCTGTATCAGGAGCTAAAACAGCCTGAGCTGGCGATTGAAGATTTTAATAAAGCGATTGCCATCAAGCCTGATTATGCAGAAGCCTATTACAACAAAGGTATTGTTTTGGGGTCTATCCATAAGATAGAAGAGGAAATTGAATGCTACGATACCGCCCTAAAGCACAAGCCAAACTTCCCAGAGGCATACAATAACAAAGGGATAGCCCTGCAAAAATTGCATCGCATGGAAGAGACTTTAGCCAATTATGAAGAAGGAATCAAGCAAAATCCTAAAGGGATAGAAGCTTTTTATAATAACCGTGGACTGGTTCTGCAAAATTTAATGCGGGTAGAAGAGGCTCTAGATGACTATAACAAAGCCATAGAAATTGACCCTAATCTGGCAGATTGTCGTTTTAACCGCTCTTTATGCCTATTACTGTTGGGAAAATACGACACTGCGTGGGAAGAGCATGAGTGGCGCTTTAATCGAAAAGTCTATCCAAGGCGCAATCTCCCCGGCACATTATGGCTTGGCAATGAAGATATTCAAGGAAAAACTCTGTTTATTCATTCAGAACAGGGTCTTGGCGATATGCTTCAGTTCTGCCGATATGCCAAATTAGCCAAAGAAAATGGCACCAAAGTCATTCTTGCTGTAGAAAAACCACTAATAAAGTTGCTTTCTACGTTAGAGGGTGTTGATGAAATCATTACTACAGGAGATAAGATTCCTGATTACGATTATCACATCCCTTTAATGAGCTTGCCTTATGCGTTTAGAACCAATATAGATACTATTCCGCATGGTATTTACCTTAAACCTGACCCAGATTTGGTGGAAAAGTTTAAGCCTATGTTGTTAGATAACGGCAAAAAGAATGTAGGAATAGTCTGGAGCGGTGGTTTTAGACCTGACCAACCAGAAGTATGGGCGGTAAACGAGCGTAGAAATATTGCTTTGTCTAAGTTGTTGCCACTAAAACTTGACAATATCAACGTATATTCTTTACAAAAAGGGCAACCAGCAGAGTCAGAGCTTGACAATTGTTTAGGTTGGAAGTCAAGGATGTGTAATCATACAAGCCATTTAAACGACTTTGCAGACACCGCAGCGTACATTTGGAACCTAGACCTAGTAATTGCAGTTGACACGTCCACGGCGCACGTAGCGGCTGCTATGGGTAAAGAAGCATGGATGATGAATCGCTTTGATACTTGTTGGCGCTGGATGATTAACCGCACCGATAGTCCATGGTATCCAACCCTTAAAATCTACAACCAGCCCAAGTTAGGTGACTGGGAATCTGTAGTAGAGTCTATCCGTCAAGACTTAATCAAGATGTAAAAAACCCCGCCTTTTGAGCGGGGTTCTCGTTGGAGCTTACTAGATTAGTAAGAACCGTATACGCCCAATGGGTCAGAGTAGCCAAATGAATAACGCTCACGAGACTTGTAACGAACGTTACCAGTATCGAAGTCGCCGTCCATGCTGTTCTGCAATGGGGTACGTACAAAGTGTTTCAAACCATTAGGTACATCAGTGGTCAAGAACCAAGCATTAGTTGCGGTCAAGAAGTGGTTAATGGTGTAACCTTCTGGAACAGAACCGTTGTTCTTAATTGCATTGATGTCGTTATTGTTTGTACCAACGCGCAATTCAGTTTCAAGCAAGCGAGTTGCAACGAACTGGAGTGCTGGTGGAACAACCAATTTACGTGGTTTAGCAGCAATCAACAGACCACGCTCATCAGTCCAAGCAGCGATTTGAATAACAGCATTTTCCAATGCAGTTTCGTTCAAGTCAGCAGGAGTAGATGGAGTGTTACCGTTTGTACCGCCGTTAACCAATGGGTGTGAAGTGCTGAACAATGAAACGCCATCACCACCGGTATAAGCGGAGTTGAAACCGTTATTCAAAATTGCAGCAGCTTTAACCTGTTTGGTATAAGCCATCGCACGAGCTAAGCCTTTGGTATAGCGAGCAGACAAAGAATCGTAGAGGTTATCTTCGATTGCTTCTTCAGTCAAGCTAAAGCCAAGAGCGATAGTTTCGTGGTTGTAGCGAGCTGTCCATGCTTCTTGCGCGTTGTCATAAGCGATTGCAGAGCCTTCGCCTTTGACTGGTGCAGCGCTAAAGCCTGACAGTTTTGTTTCTTCTTCAAAAGAACGCTCAGAAGTCTCTGTTTCGTAGATTTCTTTATGTTCTTCACCGTAGCGAGCATACTCTAATCCGAACAATGCATTCAATCCGGGGAGCAACTCTTTTAGTAGTTGGGCACGAGAAATAGCCATTTATAGCTCCTTAATTATAGTGTAGCTGCTTGGGCAGTATTGCTATAGTACTCATGGATACCGAAGTTAAACTTAACGTAAACTTCTGGATATTGAGTAAATACCAAAGTGCTTGAAGCAGGAATTGTCATTGCGGATGATGCAGTACCGGTTGGGCTGTTTACTGTTACTTGAGCGCTGTTCAAAACAACTGAAGTTGCGCCAGCAGAAGCAGCAGAAGCTACCCATGAACCTGTACCAACGTATTGACCGTTAGGTGCAATATAGCCAACTTCTGTACCAACAACCAAAGCTGAAGGAAGAGCAGAAGTTACTAATGTAGTTGTACCGCTAGTATAAATAGCAGTTGTAGCTACAGCAGTATCACGTACTAAATCAACAATACGCAATGGTAAAGAAGCAGTGTTAGCAACGTTAGAAGCTAATACGCCGTTGTATGAATCACCAGTAAATGTTGAGCCAGCTAAGTCAGAACCAGCAATGTTTAAACCAATCATTGCAGTTGCAGCGGAACCAATTGGGGTAGCGCCTTGGGTCTGAACAACAGCTACTTTAAACAAAGTATCTGGGTCATCAGTAACGATAGCAAATGCATCACCAGCTAAAGTATTAGCAGGATAGTATTGGCTAAAACGTTTTTGCTTAGTAACTGGGTCTGTGTAAGAACAACCCAAGAAAACACCTACTGTACCTTGGGAACCAGTGGTAGCACCAGCGCCTGTTGTTACAGTTGAACGTGTAATGAAACCACGTGAAATACCTACTACGTCGCCGTAAAAAATATTAGTGCCAAAGTTATACTGGATAGGAATCTGACGAGTCGAACCAGAGAAAACTTGACCACCAATAAGATTTACAGGCTTAAATCCATAAGGACCGGGGACGGTTGGATATGCCATTTAAATCTCCTAAAATTAATTTTTCGTACCTTTGCTAGTCGTAGACTTACCTTCTTTAAAGATAGGCATACGAGCATCGCTCTGGCGCATTAAATTGTTATCAACTGCCTCCGCCTGTTGTTGTGTCATTTGAGCATAATATGCAGCTTGCTGTTGACCAAACTCTTCAGGACGTTTGCAGAGTAATAAACCACCAATCTCAATATTGTCTTTAAACTGACCATCTCGACTAGCTAACAACTTGTACTTCGGTTGCTCTTCCGCCATCACTGGTTCCCATCCCTCTCTCATCTTAGATGATAGATTTCTTGGGTCAGCTTGGTTGAGCATTGATACTCGAATCCATCTGTACTCAAATCCAGCCTGTTTGTCAGGTTCTGGTAGTAACTCCGGTGGTGCCCAAGTTTTTGGACGCTCACTGAATTCACGGTTTTCTACTTCTCTAGGCGCTTTTGTTGCCATTTTAGTTCTCCAATTTTAAAAGTTCACGGACATATTGCTCTGGGGTTAATCCCAATTTTTTCGCTAAAGCTACTTGCGTGGTAGTTAGCTTTACCTTTTTAGGGGCAGTCGACCTTGTAGCCGGAGCAACAATAGATTTCGGCTTCGCCTTAGGCTCGTCCTTTGGCTCTGCTTCAACTTCCGTTTCCTCAAAATTCTCTGGAAAACGTTTCCGCATTGTTTTGTCCAATGCAGAGTAATACTCTTCAGACCCAATCTTTACTCCTTGGCGCTTGAGCTTTTCGTGTAGCCCTAACGCTGCTGCGGTCATTTCTTCGTCTTGACCAAACCAAGGATTGTCAGCTTGCCACTCCATTACCCTATCATCAGGTGGTGGAGTTACTGGGTTATGTTGTATTT